TATATAATTAATTATTTCACAATTTATTTTCCAGATTTAACACTCTCCAAATTAAATATGTTTCTACGCTTCTAATAATAAGTAAACTGATGGTATACAATTACAGTCCCATATGATAGTTTGTGTTATATTCTCCACTATCAGTTTGACCTCTTACTTCTTTTAATATTCCTCTGCTACTTAAATCAAAGTCTTCAAAGCCACTATTCATGATCACTTTATCATATGCCACTTGCCATGTTTGTTGTCTCTTCACACGCATCAATTTATCTACTATATTTAACTCACAACTGCCGTACAGATGATTGTCTTGTAATTCAGCCTTCAATTCATCTATATCTGTGGAATCAATTCCATAACTTTCTAATAAAAAGTCTTCAAACTCGTCATTGAAAGATAGATTTCTATCATCTGTTCTATCTACATGCTTTATTTGATCCCTTTCACTAATTTTCCCATTTCCGGCAGCTCTTAACAAGTAATCTGATAATGATTTCATAATGTCTATGTCGTTACAACTCGCTCTGATATTTAATGCTTCACATCTGGCCAGTTGTTTGTTGAGTTCGTCTCGTTTTTTCTCATTAATACAATCATTATTCATAGTCCAACTCACCAGTTGAAACACTCGTTCTAGCTTCCTCATCATCATAAATTCTCCCCTATTATTTACAATTATATTGGTAGATAGGTATTCTGCCCCCGTACCTTTGGGAAATATGTCGAACCTTTTTGCCACTTGCCCCAGTCCGAATTCACCATCGAATTCTGGATCTTTGATATACACATATTTATACGCTGTCTCTATGAATGATTCTACATCTTTTTTGCGCATAAACATTATGGTGTCGTCTCCACTTGCTTCCATTTTGAAAAAAGCGTCTGGAATGTTCGCTAGCTTTTGAACCAGTCTTAAATAAAACAGCGATCGTGTTGTATTACCCTGACTGGTATTCATTTTTCCTGTGGCTTGTGTGCCTCTTATTTTGTATGAGAAGTTCTTTGAGTAAACAGATTGGGAAAAATTTGATAATATTTCCTTTATATGCTTCGGATCACAATGTTCAATTTCTACTTCACATCTCTTCAACATATAGTTTAATAATGGCTTGTCGATCACATTCATTATGTCCTCATGTTGTGTTGAGTCAAAAGCCGATCCGTCTGCGCACACTATTACACAATCAGGGATGGTCTCATACCATTCTTGAAATTTTTTACACCTATCTCCAAAATTTAAGCCTGACCCATAACCATCGTCTGCTTGTTTTTGTAACAATGATAAGTTGTGCACTACAAGTCCACATAATACTTTCGCTATATCTTGTTGTGCTGTTATATTTCTAGCCTTAATCTTTATCTTTCCTCCTGCCCCATAATCGCAATATATCTTTTCATCAGTTTTGACATGCATTTTCATAGCCTTTTCGTTAAATTTTTTCCCTTCATTGTAAGCCTCTATTGCTTCGCTATAGAGTCTTCTTTTAGGTCCATCAAATTTCATCATCCAACTTTCGAAATTTTCCCATTCAAATTCTGTCTGTTCTAATTTTTTGATATATTCCGTTACCATGGGCTTTAGCAGGTCAACAACAGTTTTCACACATCTTACTTTGCACGATAATTGTCTACTAACTGCCTCTGTCTCATTCCTTATACATTGATGTATTTTGTATGGATAGTTTTTCTTCACCAATCTTCCATTGAATATTTTGCATTTTTGCACTAGTCTCGACGAATATGATGCGTCACATGCTAACTTGCTCAGATCTGGTTTCTTAACTATCTTTTTGTATATTCCATCTACTCCCAAGATCGTTGCAATAAATGGAGCCATATCATTGAAGGTACAGCCGGCTACAATTGTTTCTGCACCAATTCCCCTGGACCACACTCCTCTCATCAAGAACAATGGTCCCAGCACCATCCATTTACACGCATTACTCTTTACAATTGTGCTGAATTGGAATGCAACGACTATGTAGTATATAGACAGCAGATAATAGCTACCAGTCAACATTTGAAATATTGACAACAATGACACGATTGCTGATTGAACATTTAAATTCTTCATGGACCACACTAAGTCCACCGCGCTAATCATCAATGACAATGTCTGGAAATATGTGAACCTGCCCATTAAGAGTGTTAGTGGCCATGCTATTGTCGTCATTAAAGTTATGTATATGATCATCATTGAGAAATATTGTCCAAATCCCCTCCATGTCAGATACTTATTTCTGAATTTGTTGAATTGTATGAACAATTTTCTCATTTTCTTATTGAGTCCCATATCTATTCCTACTGTATCCATCGTATCATCTATTAGATCCAATCCTGTATCCTCCATTATATTTAACGTCTCACCTAAATACGATGAAAAGTAATCAGGTGAGCCCCAATAATATTGCCAGTTCATCGTATCTATTTTTGAGTCAGAGAAAATGAACATATTCAGGAAAGTTAAAATGAAAAATATCATCAGATTCCCAACTTTTTCTATGCTTGTCGTGTGTACGATCATTTTCCCGTCTTGTTCTAACCGAACTTTCTCTTTAACTACACCTTTTTTGATTTCTACGACTACTTCTTTTATCAGATCGCTGGCGTCTCGCAGCTCCTCAATTCCGTCATGCACGTTTTCTATGAACTTTTTGATGCCAGTCTTCTCATTACTAACAATATTAGTCATATCGGTTATGTTTTTCGTGTTTTTCAATAACGGGTTTGTTTCGAATGCCTGTACAAATGACAATTTCATTGATGCTGCTATTTCTTGTGCCACCATTGTGAAATTGTGTGCTACTCCCACACTTAATTTGTTATTGTCATAATCCCGTAATAGTGACACGAATTGGTTATAGGATCTAGCTGCGCTACCATAGAAAGCTACTGAAGATATTAGTTCAGCCATTGCTTCTTTCGATATTTTCGTTTTCACCATGACCCCTATATTCCTCAATCCTTTCCTAGACACACCAATTTTTGACTCATCCCACAAATATATGTAATGATCAAACTCATACATCGTGTTATTTCCCGTAAGATGTTTGAAGCGCATTGGATGTTTGCTGGTTCCGGTTGAGTACCAATCTCTAATTTTCCTAGCTATGGTCATACCATCATCCTGCAGCAATTCTTCTTTGCCTAGTAGAGTTTGTTCTATTTCTATAAATGGTTCTACTTCTTCTCCACCGAATTCGATATCTTTCACCATACTTTCAAAATTCTTTCTGTAGGGCTCATCTGAACATGCTTCCAATTCGAACACGCCATAGCCATGGTCATCATTGTAGTATCCAAATCTTTCAGTTGATACTGTCATCCACATCTTATTGTATTTAAATACCTTGTTCTGACCTATATCATTCATCGTAATATAGCTTCCCGGTTTCCATCTCATCAGTTCATGCTTGTAAATGCTTTTATTACCATTCACACCATATTCAACGATCATTTTCTCGGAATTTTGTTGTTTTATCTCAAAAACCGCCTCTTCATAGCAAGTCATCATGGGCTTTTTATTTATACGTTCTGGGTTGAACACATGTCCGCTCCATATGACTTTGACTTCTGGCCTTTTCGATAACAGTTCTAATAATGCTTCTAAAACCCCGTCATAATATATTGAATCTATCAGCACTATATATTCGCACTTCGCCTTTGCTTTTTTACAGTCTTCGCACTCACCAATTCCTAAACCGCAATGGCAGTATCTATTACCTGTTGTGAATTCACTATCCAATTTCGTGAAACCTGATATATAAGATCTTTGGCGTTTTCTGTCATTCACGGCTTCGTGTCCAGGCACTATATAATTTAGGCTATATGTTTTATATCCTTTTTTCGCCACTCTATGAAAATTGTTACCTATACTCAATATTAATGGCTCTTCATTTTCAGCATATATTTGTTCAAAAATCACACTTTCGTAATATGTTCTACAAAATGCACCTGTTGGATGTTTGTGCGTGGTTTTTTCCTCTTTAAATGTCAAACTGCTGCCTGAAAAGTTTTCTTCCATGAATTTTTTAGCTCCGGATTGATGTACGATCACCTCTTGAAAGTCTGTACCTCTGAAGTTGATAAATTTGCTCCCAATTTTTCCTTGTATCTTTTTTGCATTCAGCCTATTCCAATTGGTATTTATCTCCACTTCTTTTTCCTCATGCATTCTATTAAATATTTCACTCGCACTCCTGCGAATGTTATATTGTTCGAATTTTTCCTTCGCTCCAGCGTTATGGTTTCCTGTTTTCAGATTATATTTCTTCACAGTTTTCCGTTCCTCACTACTGTTTCGCGGTCGGTCGACTTTCGTGTCCACCTTCTCTTCTCTCCGCTCCAGTCTTGATTGCCGTTGCGTTTCTTTAGGGTCTATCTCCACTTTCATAGGTTCCCGTTTCTCATGTCTCAACTCCATTCTCATCGCGTCCTCGTATAAGAAATAATGAGGTAGATTGTTGGCCTTGAATCCTTCTTTTCCATATGCGTAACTTTTGTTCACCCTATCATCATAATCTTCACATTCTGGACACTGTCCAACGAAAAGTTTGTGTTCGTTAAGCTTTCCTCTCAAAATTGCTGTACCATAGTGTCTATGTATGTATAAATGATTTCCTTTACACACATGATAATGAAAGAATCTTCCTTTTTCTATTATTACGAAGTTTTTACTCACTCTATAAATAATGTCCAATTCATCTTTCTTACCTCCTTTTGTTTGTCTTGGTCTGGTGTAACTCGTGTCGCTTATTCTGTCGTACGGAACACCATCGTCGTGCAACGTCAATTTGGCACCGATTTCCGATTTTATCTGGTAGAAATGACAGCCATCGTATTTTGCTATCATTCTTACTATTTCAGCATCACCACCACTCGGTTTAAAACAAATGTGATTGCCGAGCAACATATATGGTCTAGTCACGACGTTGAGATTCAAGGTGTCTTCCATGTCATTCGGTTTTTTCCTACCTTCTCTATCTGTATAGAGTCTAAAGCGTCGAGGTCTTAAATCCTCCTTACCTTCTCTGACTGTCTCTAGCCATTCTATTTCCTCATCATTGAATTCTCTGATATCTTTAGTTTCAAACACCCATTTGTCATCGCGATTTCTAAAAGTTATATTTTTCCCGATATGATTTATGATAGCATCAATTGGATTTATCTCAAAAAAGTGAATCGGTATTTCTAATTCTTCTATGATATTGCTATAACAGATTTCCACTTCTGCCATATATATGTACTTCCAATTATACCCTTCTACCATTCTTGCACTGCATCGTATATCTCGCAATTGACCTAGTAGATTATACTCCTTAAAATCCCCGAAATGATTATTAAAGAATTCTCCACTCAATATCTTCATCATTTTCCTGAATTCTGGCATGCCTGCCACTAAGAGCAATGGATTTAAACGTTTAAATCGTGTGGTTGTTCCACCACGCAAACTTCTTAGCCCTTGTTCTGTCAAGGATCTAATCTTTTCTTCTTCTCGCAACTTCCTCATCATTTGAAAGCTATTTTCCTCGTTCTCGGATGAAGGTCGAACAGCCACTTGCAATTGGCTCGTTTGTCCGTCCTCGTCCTCAAATTCACATGTATGAACATGTACATTCTCAAATATTCCGGCGAACTCAAAAACGTAAGCTCGTATGTTTAATTTGAGATTTAGGAATTTATTTTTCTTCGTTGAAGAAAGTTTATCCATTTGAAAA